GACCTTTGCCCTATAAATTGAACTAAATCTTGAATTTTAGGATCGTCTGAAAAACTCTCACTATGTTTAGATAAACCAAATGTTCCTATATCTTTTTTCCATTTAGGTTCATTTTTTAATTTATCTTTTAAAATTTTTTCTGCTTTCTTTATATATTTATCTGTTACTTTAATTGAGTTTTTCAAAAACATTGGAGCCTCTGCAATCCAAACAGGTGTTTGAAAATAAAATGCAGATTTAAAATCTACATGGTTTTTTGGTTTGTTACTTCCGCCTTGTATCATATTATTTAAAAGGATAGCCAAGATTCCATATTACTAAGCTATGCCTTATTCCTTTCGTTACTGGTTTGACTCGATGCCATACAAAAGATGGGAAAACTACCAACGAGCCTTTTGGTAATATTTCAGTACATGTCCTAATGTTAGGTTTTTTATCAGGATCGTGATTCCTAAAATCAAACTCTAATTCACCACCTTTATATTCTTTTGGATCTGTTAAACTTACTGTAACAGATAATTTTCTTATTTTACCATTTGATTGATCTTTACTTACATAAGGATTCTCCCAACTATCACAATGCCAATCATAATACTGACCCTTTTTATATATTGTAAACTGACAGTTTTCTGACCAATCCCATTCATAATTCCAACCTGCATTTTTATTAGCTTCATGCACATAAGGTTGTATTTCTTTATAAATCCAATGATCACTCATCCAAATTATATTGGAGTCTCTTTTTTTCTGTAAATCTTTTATTTCTTTTTTTGTAAGTGGTTCTTTGTTTAAATCTCTATCTCTACCATAACCACCTGTAATAGCCATGTGCTCTTTCTGTTTTTCTGATTTTCCGTATTTAACAATTAAGTCACATATTCTTTCAGGAATAGCAGATTGAAAATACCAAAAGTAATTATTTAGGTTCATAAGTAGTTATAAGTCATTGTTAGTATTGTATTTAATTTATCAGATTTATTATCTGTGAAAAAATATCTCTGTGTTGAGGGAAATATATAATACTTATTATTTTTTATTGGGATGTGCCAAGTTCTACCTGCTCTTCTATTTTCGGCATACTCTATAACTAAATCACAATCTCCATTAACATCCACACCAAAAACACAAGTGTAATCTGCAGCATTTCTTAAATCTACAGGATCTGCATTATTTCTATTAAATGATTTTTCTTTTGGTTTTAAAACGTTTGCAAAATTAAGAACAGGTATTAAAGACTGATGATATTCAGCTTTAAAATGATCTCTAATGTAATCTTTCAACCATTGTAACGGTAATGAAAAATCAACATTATAATCGTTATAAGAATAGTCTTTTTTATTTTTACTAACTCTGTTTTCGTTTATAAAAGAATCAATAATACTGTTTTTTATTGTTTTAAGATCTATTTCAAATCCTTCTGGTGTTTTCACTTCACCGTGAATTAAACTAATCTCTGACAGCACCACCTTCTGCATAAAATTATTCGTTAAGCGTTTTTCTCCGTTAGATCCCAGGATTGACCTGATTCATTCCACACGTAATAATGTGTATCAATTTGCTCTGCAGGCACCTCTGGTCTATCACCTATAGGTGATTTCCATGAAGCTGTTGCCATATCTTTTACCCAACTAGCATAAGGTTTTGGAGGCCAGAATATATCTTCATCCTCGTCGTATGTAAAACCTGTACCGGCGTAGTTTCCTCTAAGAGGTGTTCCCCCTAATTTGTGTTTGTTTTGTGAAGTGTTGTAAGATGTTTGTTTCCAAAGAGGCCAGTGATGGATTCTCTCTAAATACTGTCTACCTATCTCCTCTTCTTCAATACCATCAGCATTTTGTAAGTCTTTGTTATCCACTACGTGAACTCCAATAACTTTGCTGTTTAATCCTATCTTTGCAAAATGTGCCATAATGTTCTCCTTATATATTATTTTTAAAAGCCATTCAACTATTGAAATTTATACCTCAATATTACAACACCAGATCCACCTGAACCACCGCCCGATGAAGTTGGAACGGCTCCACCACCACCTCCACCGCCAGTGCCGGCTGTACCATTTGTGCCTGCTGAAGCTGGATCTCCACCACCTTGTCCTCCAGGACCTCCACCACCTGATCCTCCAGTTCCTCCTGCTGTATTAGGTGGGCCACCGCCACCACCACCTCCACCAGCTCTTGTTACTGCTGATCCTGTTATTGAACTTGAAACACCTGCTCCTCCGTTTGAACCTGACGGTAAAGGTGCATTTGCTCCTGCGGCACCTGCTCCACCTCCGCCTGCTCCTGCAGCATTAGTTGAATCTCCTCCGTCATTACCTTGTGCTGGATTTGTTGGAGGTGTGTTTCCTGCGTTTCCGCATCTACCTTCTCCACCACCACCGCCAGAGCCTCCTGTTCCTGCTCCACCAAAAGGTTCAGGTCCTCCAGACCCTCCACCACCTCCGCCTCCTGCGGACGTTATAGTTGAAAATATTGAAGGTTCACCCTGTGTTCCTCCACCGGGTGTATTTCCTGCACCACCTGCACCCACTTGAATTGGGTAAGTTTGAGTTGAAACTGTTAAAGCTGATCCTGCATCTAGAGGACTATCTGTGTATGGATCAGAAGAACATTTACCTTCTCTAAAACCACCTGCTCCACCACCACCTGATTGGTTTGTAGATGATCCTCCACCACCTCCAACAACAACGTAGCTAACTTTGTTATTAGGTGCTGAAAGTCCTTGAGTCACTGCAAAACATCCATCACCAGTAAAAGTATGAATTTTAAAATCACCACAAGTTGTAATGGTTCCTCCTGTTGCCTCTATAAAGTTATTTCCTGCTACGGTTGTATCTGTTTGAATATTTAACCATCCTCTTGTACCGTCTACATAAATTAAAGTTACTGATTGTCCTTCTGTATTTAAAATAGCGTTATTACAAGCTCCACCAATTTTTGATCCGTTTCTTCCTACTGTTACACTATTAGAATCAAATGTGTTTGCGTAATCTTTTATTGAAACAATATCACCCGCTGATGGAGAAGATGGTAAATTAATTGTTATACCACCTGATGTTGTGTTTAAAAAAAATCCTTTTCCACTTACAGCGGTAACAGTTCCTGGTGAATTTGTGTAAACTGTGGAACACCAATCGACGGTCCCTGTTCTACCAAAACCTGTTTGTGACGCTCCTGATGCTAAAGATACAGTCGCTCCACATCTACCTAGTGTTACTGTGCTCGCATCAATTGTAACAGTTTTACCAGCACCACCACCAACAGTGGCTGTACATCCTGTTCTCTGTTCTAATTTATTTACTTTAATTGTGCTCATTATTGAAATTTATACCTTATTACTACAATTCCCGAACCACCTTGTCCACCGCAAGTTCCAGATCCT